ATATTGATGTATATTGTTATAAAAAAAATTGTTATAAAATAATATCAATTTTTTTTAATTTTTTAACTGTATTTTTTGTTAGTTTTTTTTAATTTAATATTTGGTTAAATTTTAGTATATTGTTGGAAATTCTAATTATTATTAATAGTTTGTTTCAATAAAATATAGTTCCAGACTATAGCATCAATCAAAACAGTAACAATATTTAATAAAATTATACCAATTAAAGTAAACAGTGATGTATTACTAGCTTCAAATGATCCAATTAGAGCTAATATACTAACAAGTGCAGTAATTAATACAGGTATAATAGTAAATAATGATTTGGTTAAAGTTTTTTTCTCAATCAAATTAGGCTGTAATAAACTTAATGTCCATATAATATACCCTATCAAAAATAATAACACTAATATATCATATATTTTATTGTTAAAAAAATCGTAATTTAAAATACCATTATAAGGTGGGTTTTTTTTGATATTAAAATACCAATATCCACCACCAATATAACCAATTATTTGTAATAGTAAAATCATTTTTACTATTTCAGGAGATATTCCTAACCAAAATTTAGATGTAATATAAGATGATTTAAGTTGTTGTTTATTAAATACATAATAAAGTGTTAAAATAAGAACTAAAAGAGCGATTTCATTGATTCTATGTTTTTGAATAGATATCATTATATATATATATATATATTCATTATTATTAAAATATTAATTTTAGTACAAAGTTTGATGTAATAATCTAGCGCTCCACCCTATACCATCGTTTAAAATAACCGTAGTATTTAACAAAGTTATACATATTACTGCTAATGGTGATATATTATCAGCTTCAAAACTTCCTGCTTGTGCTAATAAACCAGCAAAAGCAGCAATAAAAAGACCAAGGCAAGATAATAAAGACTTTGTAATGGTTTTTTTTTCAATTAAATCAGGTTGTAATAAACTTAATGGCCACATTATAGAACCTATTAAAAATAATAATACTAATATATCATACATTTTATTATTTAAAAAGTTATAACTTAATAATCCTTTTTTTGGTGGATTATTTTTCATACTTAAGTACCAATATATACCACCGATACCAGCAAGTATTTGTAATGGTACAAGAATTTTAACGACATCTGGTGATGTTCCTAACCAAAATTTAGATGTTAAATAAAAAGATCTAAATTCATCTTTAGTGAATACATAAAAATACAATAATACAACAGATAAACCGGCTAATTCATTAATTTTATATTTTGGTATAGATATCATAATATATATATATATATATATATATATTATTATTATTATTATTATTATGATAATTATGATAATTATTATTATTATTATTATGATAATTATGATAATTATTTGTACAAAATTGTGTATTAGACTTTTATAAAATACAATTTTGATATATTATTATCCCATGTATATTTAATATTATTATTATAGTCACTGAAAAAGGAGAAATAATAATCACCTGTATTAATATTTAATGGAAAATTAATTTGTACAAGTTCATTACTATGTTGAACGAAATTAATTGTATTATTGGGTGTTTTTGTATTATTTAAATAAAAATGATCAATATAAATATTATTAATATCATACATAGCGACAAGAGAATTATTGGAAATATCATCTAATATATTAAAAAATAATTGTATGTTATTGTTTGTTTGTTTTGCTAAAATTAAAGAATTTTCATGATAATTTTCAATATTAATTAGATTATTGCTGCATATATCAATTAACTTATTTTCAATAAAAGTTTGATAATCAGATTTATAAGAAATATAATTAATATCAATATTATAAAAAAAAGAACAATTAATATCAATTAAATAAGTTTTAAAATTAGTTACATTATGTCCAGAGTTATTTTTTAAAATGCATATAAATTTTTGATTTTTTGGAATTATAGAATGTAAATTAATATCAAATTCAAAAAATTGATAATTAGAGGCATTATCAAATGTGAATGTTTTTAATTTAATAATGTTGGTATTATTAAAATTATAATAATAATTGATATTAGATATATCATAATAATTCCAATATTTAATATACGTTTTATCTTGCGGAAACAAAATAATTTCAAGATCAAATTCGACTGTATTTTGTACATTTTGTATAGTTTCAATAATAACATGACCACTTATATTATGAATATCAAATTTTGATATATATTTTTTTTGATATAAATTATAATTTAAATTATTAGATTTAGTGAGGAGATAAGGTTCTATAGAGCTAATATCTTTATATGGAGTATTAATAATACTGATATAATCATTATCAATAATATTATAACCTATAAATTTTGTTTCATTATATTTATTCATATTATTATAGAACGGTCCTTCAATATAAATATCAAAATTTTTGTTGATATTATTTTTTAAATAATTAATAGATATATCAATATTATTAAATATATTAATCAAATTACTATTATATATATTGCCTAAAATATTTAAATTACCTGAAATTTCAACATTAGTATTTTCATATATACCATTAAAACTAATATTATTACTAATGATATTCATTTTATTTATAGACTCTAGTGTTAATTCTTTATTAAAAGGATTAATTATTCTACCGGTCGTAATAGAATAATTATCCGTTGTCTTGTTAAATTGTATATATGACATATTAATTATAATTTAAAATTTAAGTTTTAAATTGTAATTAAATATTAATTATTATATCAATTATAATAATATAAATTGAAATTAAATATTAAATCAATTATAATAATATAAATTGAAATATAATAATTTGAATTTACAAATTATAATAACTGTAAAGATACGAAATTAGTGTTACTATTATTAATATCAATTAACCCCTGATTAAAATCGTGAAGAGACAAATTTCTGATTCTATATTTTAAATAATATTGGAATTTGTAAGAAAAACTAGTATTTCCAGTTTCAATAGTATCAACAAATGAATTGCAATATATACCTTTTGTACCACCAGAGGCATTACCACATCCTAATTTTAAGTCTTCGACAATTAATACACCTTCGGTTCCAGATATGTATTGAGCCATCGATGGATCTAATGAAGAATCATCTACTTTGGAAGAAGAATCACCATATTCAACTAATTTTCTGTATATTTGAATATCTAATAATTCATCAAACCCAACACTGGATAAATAATTGAATTTAAATGCAACAGATATTTGTTTAGCGTCTGTTTCTTTGAACACATTTATTTCTTTTGACATTATACCAGATAAATCAATATATTTTGTTTGTATCCACGGGGTTCGTTGACCAGACCCATTTACTTTGTTTTGGTAAATAAGTAGGTTTACAGATGTATCAGTTACGGTGGTTCCTAATGATTGACTTAAACCTGTCGCGCCAGCTGACGTACATTCCCACACTGTATGTGATGAATTAAAATTCATAGAAGCTAAATCGGTTACTCTATTTATGGCCTCTGATTCTACTATAGCATTTAAGCCACCCGATTTTAATATTAAACCATCATGAGCTTGGTCATATGTTAAAACATACCCATTTTTCCCCCAATTAGCATCACCTAAAAATTTAATATCAGTTCCTAATACTGTTAAATTTCCACTTAATTCAGTATTACCACCAACATATAAAATATCGTGTAATGTAGTAGCACCAGTTACTTCTAAAGTGTTATTTAACGAAACATCACTTACGACATTTAAAGTATTGAATAAAGTAGTAGCATCTGAAACTTTTAAACTGCTATTACAAGATACGTCACCATGAGCAGTTGTAACGCCTTGAACATATAATGTGCTATCTAATGTAGTAGCACTTTGAACATATAATGTATCTTCTAATGTGGTGCTAGATTTTACATTTAATGTATCATTTAATACAGCAGATAAATCGACTGTTAATGTATCGTTTAAATCAACGGAGTCAACAACTGTTAATGTAGAGTTTAATGTAGTAGCACCAGATACATCTAAGGTATAATCCAACGTAGTAGCCCCAAACACATTCAACGAATGAAGATCAGTTAAACCTTGAACATGTAATCCAACATCACTTACCCAAGCATTAGTTCTGGTTCCATTATTATAGTTATTGTAATATTTGAACGAAGCTATATTAGATATATCTATACCCGCACCATCTAAAACATCTAATTCTGAAGCATTACTTAACGCAGCCGCTAATGTCAAATTGGTATCAGATATATCTACTTGCGAAGAGTTAATAATAGTTTGAATACCATTGACTTGTAAGTCACCTTCTATAATTACTTTACCTGTATTATTGCCATATGCAGCAGGATCAATATACATGATAGCTGGTCCTTTAATATGTCCACCAATATTCATATGCCCATTTAAGCTTAAATCATTTTCCATAACAACAACACTTTTTAATGTAGTAGCACCGTCAACAGTTAACGTATCGTATAAATGTGTAACACCACATACATCTAATGTGCTTTTTAATATAGTGGCGTTAGATACATCTAATGAGTTGTGTAATGTAGTTGCTTGGTGAACGTTTAAAGAACCATTTAATGTAGTAGTGGATGCAACATTCAATGTATTTTTTAAATGTGTTTCTAAATTAACTTCTAATGTTCCTTTTAAATGTGTATTTGAATCAACTGTTAAATTAGAGTTTAAAGATACATCACCGACAACATAAAGTGTTGAATTTAAGGTGGTAGCGTCACCTACTAATAATTTAGAATTTAAAGAAGTATCATTTATAACAGTTAATGTCTCCTCCAAAGTGGTAGCACCAGTTACATCTAATGTTCCTTTTAAATGTGTATTTAAATCAACTGTTAAATTACCGCTACAATCGATATCATTATGAAATGTTGCTTTGTTTTCAACATATAAAGTATTGTTTAATGTAGTTGCATTTGTAACTACTAATGTATCTTCTAATGTAGTTGAAGATTTAACGGTCAATGAATCATTTAATGTAGTAGAATCGCTAACATTTAATGTATTAGTTATAGTAGTTTGTCCGCTAATATCTACATTTGTCATAAAAGTAGCATCATTTAAAACGCTTAAAATATCTTTAAGTGTAGTAGCGCGTGTCACGTCTAATGTTCCAAGAATATTAGCAGCATTTGAAACATCTAATGTATTAGCGATAGAACAATCAACAACGTCAATTTGTTTCAAATAATAATCAGGATATTGTTGCCAAGCAGAAATTTTGGCAGCACTCGTATTACTATGTTTTTTACCATTACCAATGGTCCAATTTTTATTTGGATTCAAGACTTCAAGAAAACTAGACATTTTATAAATATATAAAATATTAAAATATTAAAATATTTTATATAAAAAATTATTAACTACTAAATCAAACAATTTATATATATATATATTTATGTGTTTATGTGTTTATTTCTTCCACCAAAAAAGTGTTACCAATAACGTCAAATAAAATAACTGGTTTAAATTCGTCAGTTATGCTCATATCATAATATATATCATCTTGTGTATTATATATTTTTGCAACAATATAAAAATTAATTAATGTTTTATTTGTAGATGTTATTTGTGTCATACACGATGCATTAAATACATTATATAAAAAACTAGTGCTACCTGTTCCTAAATAATAATTACCCAGAGAATAGCTTTCATTAAAATTATTATGGCTTATATCATTATTATATTCATTGACTAAATCATTGATATTGTAACTTAAATCATTATTGCTTAAATCATTATTGCTTAAATCATTATTGCTTAAATCATTATTGCTTAAATCATTATTGCTTAAATCATTATTGCTTAAATCATTATTGCTTAAATCATTATTGCTTAAATCATTATTGCTTAAATCATTATTTGGAGTAATCAATGTTGTTTTTTTATATTTTAGTTGAAGATTTATGTATGAATTAAAGTGAGAAGAACAATTATAATTTATAGTAATATTTACTTTGAATATGCTATTTTTTTTTTTAGGTATTAAATTAATTGAAAAATCATGCAATACAACGCCTATATCGTCTGGTATTGTTAATTTATTACCAACATATTTATTATAATGTATACTATAAATTTTAGTAAAATCAGATGAAAATTCTTGTTCTATTGGTTGTTGATAATTAGATGATGTATTTACTAATCCTCGATTAGTATTTATATTTCTATATTTATTGTTATTTATAGAAATATTTCTATTTATATTAATATTAGTGTTTACTGATTTTCTAGTAATGGAACCAATTGTATTCCTATTAAATGACATTATATAAATACCAAATATATATATAAATACCAAATATATATAAATACCAAATATATATATATATATTGAGTATAAATTAATATTACAATAATAGGTATTTTAATAAATTAATAAATTAATATTACAATAATAGGTATTTTAATATTAACATAATATATTATTATAAAAGTAATAAATAAATTTGTTTTATAATGATTTCTGATAGATTAGAATATTTATATAGTAAAAATAATATTTCAAATATTTTATTATATGGAGAAAATAAAATTGGTAAAAAAACATTATTAGAAAAAATTTTAATACATATTTATAAAACAAAAGAGAATATTCAGAAATATGTAATGATTATTAATTGTAGCCACGGTAAAGGAAATATAAAATTTATAAGAGATACTTTAAAATATTTTGCAAATACTGTTTTAAATAATGTTTCATTCAAAACTATAGTTTTATTGAATGCTGATAAATTAACATTTGATGCTCAATCAGCTTTAAGAAGATGCATTGAAATATATAATCATAGTACTAGATTTATAATAGTAATAGATAATAAACATAAAATTTTAAAACCAATATTATCTAGATTTAGTGAAATATTTGTTAATAAAAAAAATAATCTAAACAATTTAAATAGTGAAACAATTGAAAATAATCTAAACAATTTAAATAGCGAAACAATTGAAAATAATAAAAATAATAAAAATAATGAAAATAATGAAAATAATGAAAATAATGAAAATAATGAAAATAATAAAAATAATGAAAATAATGTAAATAATGAAAATAATGTAAATAATGTAAATAATAAAAATACAAAAATTAAAAATTATTTTTATAAAATAGAATATGCTAATAATAATGAAGAAATAGAAGGAAAAAAATTGGATTTTTTAAATCCAATATACAAAAATAATATAAACAATATAAATATATATGAACATAATGATATTTACAAAAAAAAATTTAGAAAATTAGTAAATTATTTAAAGAAAATAGATATAAATAATATTACATATTCAAGTATCATAAATATTTCAGAAGAGTTATATGATAATTCGTATTCTGCTAATATGTTGTTAGAGTATATATTATTAGATAAAAATAATAAAAATAGTAAATATAACACAGATATGTTAAATAATTATGAATTTGTAATATTATTTAACAAATATAAAAAAAATATTAAACATGAAAAATTTTTGATTTTTTTTAATTTAAATTATATTTTTTTTCGTTATAAATTGTGTTTAAATAATCTTGAATATATTTAACAATTATGGATGATTATAATTTGATGTCATTAATAGAATCGAAAAATGAATGGTCTGCTAGATTATTAAATATTTTAACGCCGTGTGTAATTGACGGAGTAACATCTATTTTTAACGAATCTATAAAATTATGTGAAACCACAAATGAAAAAAATAAATATTTGATGACTTTTCAAAATCTGTTAAATAATATACCGAAATGGAGCAGTAATATAGTTGATGAAGAAAAAAATAGAATAATCGAATCATCATATTGTGATTATTTAGAAGATTTAATTACATGTATACACATTGTTCAATTAAAAGCATTATCTACAGCTAGAGTAGGATTAAAACAAAAAAAAATAAATATAGATGTACCAAATATCAACACATTTATACATAAACTATATATAAATGTTGCTAGAAAATTATATGTAAATATATATTTATTTGAAAAAGATATTTCACCTTTAAATATACAAAAGCATAATAGAGAATTAGAAATATTAATAAAAGAAAATATATTAAATACAATAAGAGAAAGTGTTCCTATTGATAATATATTAAAGGCTTATTTAGACGAAACACAAGAAACTGATATAGAAGTTGAAGAAAAAATTGAAAATATAGAAAAAGACATAATAAAAGATGAAGTTATAGATAATGAAAACGAATTAAATAAAATAAAAAGTGAAATAAAGAAAGAAATAAAACAAGAAATAGACGAGACATCAAATATTAAAGATGTTTTAAAGAATATAAACAAAAATTTAAATGAAGATTTATTAGATGAAACAAAAAATGAGTTACATGAAATAAGCATGGATAATTTAAATGGTGCAATTGATTTTGAAGAATTAGATCTAGACACTATTTTATTGGATAAAAATAATAAAAATAATAAAGATAATTTTGATGATATCAACGATGGTATAAATATTGATAATGATATAATAAGTATAGATACTGCTATGGAAAAAAGGAATGAATCTAAAATTCACTCATCTTCTGATTTAGATTTAGACATAGAAGAATTATATTAATTCGTAAAAAAATAATATTAACTTTAATAATATATGTTATAAAATGAACAAGTTATTATCCAGCGGTTTAATCAGTATTATATATTTAATTATCAAATTTCTAGAAATGAGATTTGTGTCAAACGAAAATAAACCATTAAAAAAACTAGTTTTAGATTCATTTATTGTTTTTGTTGCATCAATAATAACATCATTTATATTTGAACAATTTGATATAACAAATATACTGAATAAATTAAACACAACACCGGTAATCATGACAAATACTCCTAATTTTTAATAATATATTAATAAAAACAAAAATAAAAAAACAAAAAAATGAATTTAATTATATTATTTATAAAAAAAATAATATAATTATGCAATAAAAATTTATATAGTAAATACAGGTAAATTATCAATATTTAAAATAGAACCTGGTTTATTTATATTTTTTTTTGCTATATTATATTTATTAAATATTACATTTTTTATTACTTTAGATGGTATATGTTTAGTTACAGTTCTTGCAATCATTTTATATAATTTAAAATCGGGATATCTTTCATCGCCATTATTTTTGTACAAAATATTTCTGTTTTTATCATCAAATATCCAACTTATAATTAATTTTTTAATAGGTGATTTTAATTTAACAATATCATCTAAATCATCTACTAAATAATCAAATATACTGCATGATAATCTACAAAGATCAAAACTAAAATTTGGATTAACAATTGGTTTATTTTTATCGTAAAAAGGTTGACAATTATATTGAGTATGTGCGTCACCATTCAAATCATAACTATCACTAATTATAAATTTGTTATTAACAGTATAAGCAGCTCTACCAAAATCTATAATTTTGAATATTTTACCGTATGTAGGTACTTTATAATGTACATTATCATATTTGTAATAAAGATATTTTTTATCAGTATTAATATAAACAATATTATTAGTATGTAAATCGTTATGAGTAAAATCGAAACATTTTTGATATATAATTAATGTGAATAATATTTGTAAACTTATAGATTCCCATACTTTATCGTTAATTTTGTTGTTCATTATAAAATCATCAAGTGTATTGTCGCAACATTCTAAAGATATTATTTGAACAGGAAATTTGTTTATTGAAACTAATATTTCACTATCATTATTAGAACCCGAATCTGATTCTGATTCTTGTTCTGATTCTGTGTCTGAGTCTGATCCCGATTCATAATCAGAATCATTATTTGAACAATCACTTTTTGATGTATTAGATGTTCTAGATGAACAGTAAGAGCCTGATTCAGAATTTGAATCAGAATCATGTTTTAAAATAGATTTGTTTTTTACTTTAGAATTATTAGTATTTTTTGATTTATAATTATTAGATAAATCGGGTAATATATTATTTGTAACATCTAATATTTCTATATTTTTATCATAATCAGTAATCATAGCTGAATACATATCATTATTACATAAATCAATAATAGATTCATTTAAATCTAAATATGATTCATTATTATTGTTATTGTTGTTATTGTTGTATATATCTATTAATTTTTTTTTGTATTTAGTTTTGTTTAAAAATTTATTAAGTTTCTCGTTATTTATAATTTTGAAAATATTGTTATTGTTTTTATTAAATATATTAGAATCTAATAAATATTCAATATCATCTTCTATATCAACAATAAAATCATGTTTTATTCCTAAAAAAGAACCATAAAAATTGATACCATTATAAAAATTATAATCATTTAGTAATTGACTAGATAAATAAGAGAAAAATGAATCAACATATGCAGAATTGTATATCATTTTAAATTTAGGATGAATATTATTGTTATTTTCAAAATCAGGTAAATCAAAAATATTATAAGAATTATCATATTTTCCTAACATATATTTACATGGATCTAATAATGGACTATATTTTATAAACGTTTTTGATTGTATATTATTACCAGATATATCATTTAAAATACAATCAAATATTTTATCATCATGTTTGTGTGTTAATTTATTAATAGAAAATTTATGTTTTAAATTAATATTATTGTAATTATTATTATTTAAAACAAAAAAATTATTATATAATGGTATGAAATTTTGTATCTTTTCAATTTTTACATAATTATTATCATGAGATTTAGTAAATTGGTCAAATAAATCTGAATTATTGTTTTTTTTGTAATATATATCCATATTTATTCTAAAAATAAATATTTTTTTGTTTTTAAACTAAATTAATTTAAATTTAAATTTTGATATTATTTTATTATGCGATAAAAACTTTTAATTAACTTATACATATATATTAATAGTTATTATGACATTAGAATTAAAAAAATTTGATATGAAAAACATTAGTTTTTTACCCAATGAAAATAAAGGACCAGTAGTTGTATTAATAGGCCGTCGCGATACAGGCAAATCGTTTTTAGTAAGAGATTTATTATATTATCACCAGAATATTCCTCTTGGAACTGTTATTAGTGGAACAGAAGCAGGTAATGGGTTTTATAGTGAACATGTTCCTAAATTATTTATACATCACGAATATAAATCAGATATAATAGATAATATATTGAAAAGACAAAAAACTGTTCTTAGAGAAATAAGAAAACAAACTGAAGTTTATAAAAAAAGTAATATTGATCCAAGAGCATTTGTTATATTAGATGATTGTTTATACGATGCTACATGGACTAGAGATAAATTAATGAGACTTTTATTTATGAATGGTCGTCATTGGAAAATCATGTTAGTAATCACAATGCAATATCCACTTGGTATTCCACCACAATTAAGAACAAACATCGATTATGTTTTTATATTAAGAGAACCTTATATTGCAAATAGAAAAAGAATATATGAAAATTATGCTGGTATGTTTCCAACCTTTGAATCGTTTTGTCAGGTAATGGATCAATGTACTGAAAATTTTGAATGTTTAGTAATAAATAATAATGCAAAGTCTAATAAATTATACGATCAAATTTTTTGGTATAAGGCTGATCATCATAAAACTTTCAAATTAGGTTCAAAAGAATTTTGGGAAATTTCAAAAGAATTAAATTCTGATGACGATGAAGAAGTATATGATCCTAATATTGTTAACAAAAAAAAAGGACCGAAAATAAATGTAAAAAAAAGTAAATGGTGATTTACTAAAAACGAAAATATATTAATTTAGCATATACTATATATGATGTATATGTGAAAAATAAAACAATAAAACTAAAATTAAAGAATTACTAGGTTTATTGTTTTAATGACCAACTGTATAATATATATATTAAAATTTTAAAATTTTATCAGAAATACATTTCATTTTATTTATTTTTTCGTCTATTTTTGATTTATATTTATAATCAAAGTCACAATCGTGTTTTTCGGGATATCTATGAAATAAACAATGGTTTTTTCCACATTTACATGTTAAATTAAGATCAATTAATTTTAATTTTTTATTACATTCATTATGGTTACAATATGTTACTAATAATTGTTTATTCATATTTATTTTATATATATATATATATATAAATTTTTTATTTATATATATATTACTAGATATTTATACTTATATATTATATTCTACTATTATTTTTACTTTAATATTATATTCTAATATTAGGCCTTCTTCTTCTATTATTATATCTTCTTATACTACTAGATCTACTTCTACTTCTAGTACTATTATTTTTACTAGTTGTACTAGTTGTACTTTTACTACTTCTACTTTTACTACTTCTATTTCTAGGTTTACCTTTATTTTTGTTTATTTGATTGAAAATTTTTATTCGTTGATCAATATAATCACTTTCAGCTTCTAAAAGTAGAAGAAAATTATGTAATTTATTATAATATTCTTGATGTTTTTTTGTTGTATTTGTTACCATTCCATCTTTTTTTTCATATATATAACTTTTTTTTTCTCTCATATTACATGCGTCTGATAAAATATTATATGGGTCTTTGATTTTATTTACAGTATTAGAGTTTAAATTGTATAAATTTTGTTTTTTTATTTCATCAATTATATCTATTAATATATATTTAATTTTATTATTGTTTTTTAAATACCATAATTTTTTTCCAGTTGGTTTTAAATCATATTTATCTGTTCCTTTCCCATCAAAACATATATTTAATTTATTTAATCCATTTGCTTCAATAATATTATATTTTTCATTAATATTATCTGGTTTCCAAACGCCATCTATACAATTTATATATCCACCAATCATTGATATATATATATATTATATTATATTTGTAATATTTGTAATATTTGTAATATTTGTAATATTTGTAATATTTGTACAAATAAGAGCGAACTATTGTATTGTACAAACTTATAATAATATATTCATAAAAAATTTTATAAAGATTTAAATTACTTATAATATTTTGAAATAATAATAGTAATAATAATAATTTTATAATATTTTTTATAAATTTATTATTAAATATTTGTACAAATAAGAGCGAACTGTAATATTTGTAATATTTATTCTGGTGTTTGTTCTGTTGTTTGATGAGATGTTTGTTCTGTTGTTTGATCAGTTGTTTGTTCTGTTGTTTGTTCCTGTAATATGGGATGTCTATCTTTGATAGCAGATAAACCATGATCGCTATCTTTATCAATACCAATAATAACATTATCACTGTTAAATAATTCATTTCTTAAATCTTCAACTGCTGGATCATCTGTTTTATTACCGTATAATAAATTTTTGCCAGGAACATCCATTCTATCAGCATTAATAAGATTGCCATTTTCGTCAATAGATTGCATTAATTTATTATTATTTTTTTTAGCTTTTTCAATATTTTCATTTATAGCTTTTATTTTAGTTTCTTTTACGCGATTATCAAACTTTTCTTTGTTTACATCGTCATTATCTTTTTTATAATTCATTAATTCATTCAATTCATTATTTAAATAATCAACTTTACCAGTTTTATAAGCTTGAGGATGAAATGGTAACCATAACCCAACTTGACCAACATATACATCATGGTCTTTATCGTTATCTCGTAACTGTTTTGCTTTAATTTCTGCTTCCTGTTGCGAAGAAAATGAACCACGAATTTTTACACCTCTAACGCTTGTTTTAAAATCATATAATTCATTGAAATTTTGTAATAGTTGTTCTTCATTTACATCAATATAATTTTTATAATTATCTTCAAGTGTAGTATCGAATAGTTCTGATTTTTCATCACTGCAAAATTCATTGAAATTTGATTGTAAATCATCAATATCAATTTTATATTTATAACTAATGAAATTCAAAAATTTATTATATTTAGACAAAGATAAATTTAAATCAAAAGTTTTAACATAATTTTCAAAAAAAAAAATTTCTTTTTTTTTAATTATGTCTTCAGGCGATATAAAACTTACACAAACAAATTTTTGACCAGCTATAGCTGTATCTTCATCTAATAAATCTTTTACTTCAGTATGTTTTATGGGCGTTTTTATTTTGGACATTTATAAAATAGTTCTATTTATTATTTTAAGTAAATTTTTATTTAAAAATTATAATAAAATTAAATTAAAAATTAAAAATTAAAAATTTAATTAAAAAATAACCCACGTATTTTTTTTCTTTTCATTTATTATAAAATAATGTTAGATACCGCCGAATTAGTAAAACGTGCTATTAAATATTTAGTAGAAGGTTTAATGGTTGCTGTTGTAGCATTCGTTGTACCACCTGAAAAAAGACAATTGAAATTAGACGAAATAATCATAATAGCTTTGATGGCTAGTGCTACCTTTTCTATTCTTGATGTATTTGTTCCAACAATGGGTGCTAGCGCCAGAACAGGTGCCGGATTCGGAATAGGCGCTAACCTTGTCGGTTTTCCCGCACTTGGTTAATATAACATATTAAAATGTTCTTACGATAATACAATATAAAATTTTTAATATTTATTAAAAAAATATTAAAAATTATAAAGAAGAAAAAATTAAAAGCAAAACATTCTCGTTCTCAAAAACATCAAAATTGGATAAATAAAGATAAAAAAAATAAATATTAAATTATAATATAAACAAATTTTAATGATTTTTAACGATATAAAAAATAATAAAAAAATTGAAAAGATTTCAAAAAAAGAAAATATAAATGAAAAGGAAGATCTGAATATATCAACACGATTACAATCAAATGAAAGATTATTGACGAAAACATTAATTTTTAGATTATTGGCAATAATAATAACATTTACAATATCATATATCTACACAAATAATTTTAGAAAAAGTTTAAAGGTATCAATTTTTATAGAAACTTTACAATTGATATTATATTTTATAAATGAACATGTATGGAATAATATAAAATGGGGTTATGTAATCTCTATGTGATCATATTTTGTTTTTTAATGTTTTTTTATAAACTTTAAATTGTTTACTATTTTTGAATTGTTTTAAATTTATATAATAAGTTAAATTAGGTATATATCTATAAAAGTTTTTTAAATATTCTTCACTATTTTTATCTATTTTTTTATCAATAATATTGCGTATAAGATTTGATTTTTTAATTCTAATATCTCTCAATGTTTCTTGTGTACCATAACATGATGAAACAAATCTTTTTAATAAACCTTTTTGTTTTAAACGATTTTTAAATTGAACATTAAATAAAAATTGAGCCATACATAATATTCTATTAGTATCAAAGTAATCTCTATTTATATAAATAAAGATAAGATAAAAACTTAACATAGTATCAATTGTAGCTATTCTTAATGTTTTATTATTTATTATTATTTCATTATAACTATAACATGCTTTTGTATTATAAATAACAGCAACATTGTAATTATCAATGGATATAATATAATGTTCATCTAAGTAGTCAATAATTTTTTTTTTTTTTAATATTTTTACATTTTTTATACCATTATTTATTAAATTTTTTTTAATTAATAATGCAGTTTCTTCAGCGTTATTAGATAATATATCAAAATCGGGTGTATAATTATTATCATATAATGAATTATCAATATACGATTTGTATAAAGAAGATGCGAATGCGCCAAAAAATATTAATTGTTCATCTATAATAGTATTTTTGATAACATTGTAAATAGTATTTTTGTTATTATTTTTACCCATATAAGGACGATTAATTGTTTCTTTAGAACATTCATTTCCTTCAATTGGATAATATTCGTTTAATAATATAATTCGTTTTAATATTTTTTCCCATCTAGTAATATCTCCATTAGGTCTAGATAATTCTAAATACATAGCCATTCTCAAAAAATTAGGAGGACAATAATTAATCTTATTAATTGTAATAGATTGTTTATATAAGATTGAAAATAAATTGTTATCCATTTGTGTGATGTCTGCTATTGGTACAAAATTAACAAATACTTTATATGTTCCTTCGTGAACACCCGATTTAGCTTCTACATCTTTAAAATTATTATTATAATATATATTTGCCAAATCATGTGCTAATTTTAAAGCATTAGGTGAAAAAAAATCATAATCTGGAATTTCGATATCTCTGTTATAAAATTGTTTATCGTTTGGTAATAAATTATTTATGGCTGTTCCACCATAACACAATATTTTGTTTTTTTTCAAAAAATTTTCTAAAATAGTTATCATAGTTTTAATATTATCATCATTTGCTATTTTGTGAGCATCATTAATAGCTATATTATCAACCGCATTTCTTAATATTTTTATTTCTTTTTTTTTTAAAAGATCAGCATTGTTTTTATACATAATTATATTATAAAAATATTATAATTATGTATATAATTAGAATAATTATTATCTATATATTTTGATTAATAATTATGCTTTGATTAATATGTTTCAATATCTATATTGTTTTCAATTATATTTCTAGTATGTGATCATATATTAGTAGTGCGTAGGTCTATATTAATTTCAAAAATACTATCATACAGTTAGGGAGTCGGCATCTATTGTGTTTTCAAGCATAGTTACGCTGTCCGGTTGTATATTAATTTCAAAAATACTAGAATCAATTGAGTTTTTCAATAAAAATCCAGAATTATTTTCATATTTTGTAAATATGTATATTGCAACTTGTAAAAAATTATCTACTTCTTGAAATTTCATAGATATGAACGTTATATTATGTTGCATATACTTAACAAAACTTTCATCATTGTTTTTAGTATTTAATTCTGGTATTACTAATGTTGGTTTAGATTTGTTATGACTATCTTTATAAATATCATAATTATCATTTTTGAACAATATTAAATCAGAATTAGAATTTAATATATTACCAGATTTGTATATTTTATAATTATTAACTATACTTAAATCTTTTTTTACCTCATTTATATAATTATCTAACTGATTAATTAAATAATTATTTGCAGTATAATAAGGATTTATAAAAACAACAATTGTGGAATTTAAATCGTGCAATGATATATTATTAATATTATCAAAACCACTTACTAATTTAAATGATTTAACTGATTGTTGTTCTTGATCTTGTCCTAATTTTTTAAGTATACTTCTAATTAGTTGTTTGTATATTTTTTCAGATAAAGACATTACTCTAAAATGTAAAAATAATGGACTTGTATTCGAATTATCGCCGTTTATATAGTTTGTTATAATATCTAAAACTGGGTCTAATTCTAAATAATTGAATGTTTCTTTTATATATAAAGAATCCATTGTAGAAGAAGCAATAATTGGTTTTTGATTGTAATTAAATATTTGAAAATCTAAACATTTAATACCTAAATTTAAACATTTTTTCAAAATACAAGTATCTACATAATTATTTTGATATTCTCCAGAATTACAACAATTAAAAGCAGTTAAAATAAAATTATTATGTATTTTATTTAATACTTTTTCTATATTACCGCGATTATTTAATAATTCAATATCTCGAGATAACACAACATTATGTAGATTATCTGGTTTTGTTGAATACGTATATTTTAATGAATTTTGTTGCATTTTAACAAATTTTTCAGATATATATATATGATATGGTGCTTTAATTGATATAGCTAGTATTGATACCTTGTCATCTGTACTAATTTTTCCAGTCGGCTCGTTGGCGGTATCATATAAATAATAAAATTTATAGCTATCAAGTCTTAATTTTTTTATTAAGGAATGATCATCGTTATTAATATCGGTTAGCGTTAAAGTACCGCCGCCGCCCATCTTCTCTACTGATACACCATCATTCAAAAAAGTATTAGTACATGATAATTTATAATATATATAACCGTCATTATTTATTGTAAGTGTTTTATCTGTAAAAATATCAGTAAACGTATCGTTGTCCAGTATATTATCAGCATTAACCAATCTAAAATCGTTTAAATAGGTTAGATTTTTCTTAATAACTGATGATGTTAGTGGAGTAATATTTATGTCTCCAATGTTCAGCGGATCTGTTATATTGGTACCAGCATTAAATAACGTATCCTTATTGGCATAGCTAATTAACTTAAGATTTTTTATTACATATATATTAAACGAAAATGAAATATCAATAATACGATCACTCTGTGGCTTATATAATGTTCTATGGCTTTCACCAATATTATTGGCGTCATCAATACTGTAAATGGCATCATATGCTTTATCTATATTATTACAATTAGTACTAGATTTTGATAAAAAATTATATACAATCAAAATAAATATAATAAACGTAAATAAAATTATAGCAGTGACTATAAATGTTACATTATCAGTATTATCTGTTATTTTTTTAAATTTAGCTAAATAGTTATCGGCTAACATTTTATAATTTATATAATATATATATAATTATATAAATATTTATATATATATTATTATATAATTTTTATATATAATATGACAGGAGGATTGTTGAATATTGTTGCCCAAGGAGAAAATAATCATATATTAACTGGTAATCCTAGTAAAAGTTTTTTTAAAGGGGGTTATGCAAAACATACAAATTTTGGTATTCAAAAATTTAGATTAGATCCAGAATATAACAATAGTTTAAATACTTATCAAAAATCTTCCATATCATTTAAAATAGAAAGATATGGAGATTTATTAATGGATTTATATTTATGTGTAAAAATACCAGATATATATAGTCCAATAGTTAAATTAGAACATGATGATCCTAATAAAAGTTTTAATTCTTATGAATTTAAATGGATAAAAAACTTAGGATCACAAATTATAGATACGGTTGAATATGAATTAAATGGAATACTAATCAATAAATATCATGGTGATTATTTACAATGTATGATAGAAAGAGATTTTGATGTAAACAAAAAAAAAATATATGATATTATGAGTGGAAACATTGACGAATTATACGATCCTAAATCACATAACAATGGAAAATATCCTAATTATTTCTTTGAAAAAAAAAATAGACCAAATGAATTTGGTATTCCTAGTATACATGGTAGATTATTATATATACCATTAAATAATTGGTTTAGTATGACAAGTAAACAAGCATTTCCTTTAATTGCATGTCAATATTGTGAATTAAAAGTTAAATTTACATTAAAAGCAATAAAAGATTTGTATGTAATAAAAAATTTGTTTATTGGTAATAATAATGATATATCATTAAATGAATATTCTGCTCCTATGATAGCTGATGAACGTAATTATTTTAAAAGATTTACTAATATATATACAGATGCGTCATTTATTGATATATCAAATAATAATAACACAATTAACAGGTATTATAATAATATAGCTGATACTAATAATAATGATATTCATTTGATAGGTAAATATGTTTTTTTAGACGAAGATGAAAGAACTCTTTTTTTACAGGATGATAAAGAATATTTAATCAAAAATGTTAAAAGAATTGAAAATATATTACCTAATAATAATTCTGGAAGAATTGAATTTGATTCAAATGGTTTAGTATCAAAATGGATGTGGTATTTTCAAAGAGATGATGTTGATTTTAGAAATGAATGGTCAAATTATACAACTTATAAATATGAAAATAAAGTACCAAAAGATATAATAGATATTAAAACACATATTGAAGGTATTATAAATACCTCGATATCCGAATTTTCGTTGAATGAAGGGTTTTATTCAACAAATTCTATAGACAATTTTTCAGAAACAAATGAAAAAAATTTTCTAGATAAATTAGCAATAATATTTAATGGAAAATATAGAGAAGAATTATTTGATGCAGATATTTATAATTATATAGAAAAATATAATAGTCAAGGAAATTTTAAAGATGGATTATATTATTATAATTTTGGAGTAAATAATGAATATTCATATACACATCCAGACGGTGCAATAAATACTAATTATTTCAAAACGATTGAATTTGAATATAGCATTAAAAATAGAGTTTCAGGACAAAGTGTAGTACCATTTAATGAACAATCATTAAGAGAATCAACTATATGTGATGAAGATGGTAATATTGTAAGTTATTCAAATAAAACACAAGCTGATTTGGGATTATATAGAATTAAGATGGTAATTTTTGAAGAAAAGTATAATATCTTAAAATTTTCAGGAGGTTGGTCAGAATTGAAATATACTTATTAATTATTTATATAAAACATATCTACATTACACTGATTATCTCTTATTTGTACAAATATTTAATAATAAATTCATAAAAAAAATAATAAATATATTATTACTATATTCATTTTTAATAATATAATTAATTTAAATTTTTATTAAAAATTTTATAAATATATGTTCACAATACCCTTTATTCGTATTATAAATACTAATCATTATCAAGAGAATCTATATGATTATCATTATATGTTTGTACAAATAAATAGTAAGACTATTACATAGTTTAAATTTTTATATTCATAACTCGTCGTCTTCCATTTTTGTATGTTTTTTTTGCTTTTAATGCTAATTTCAATGCTTTAGAATTTTTATTACAGCCTAATTCTAATAATTTTAAATCAACAGCGGATGCTTTACCACCTGATATAGCGCTTGCCAATCTAGCATATGCCCACGAATGTGCTGTCTGATTTGGTCTTGACCCAGAAGAGTAGTAAGCTCCTTGTCCCTTTTGAAATATTTTTTTCAATGTTTTCAATTGGCATTTTGTTTTTTTTGCCAAATTATTATTCAATGAAAGGTTTTTTAAATTGTACAACTTTTCAGCATTTAATATATGATGTGATTTTTTTGATTTAAATGATTTTAATTTTTCTCTAGTAAAATATCTTCCTTTTTTATAGAAATTTCGAGATTTTTTAAGTTGGTTTTTTTGTTTCAGTTTATCTTTTTTTGTTAAATTTTTTGGAATATATCTTAATGGGAGATTCATATATATAATATATTAATAAATTATATTTTTCATATATATATATATATATATATATGAAAAATTATGATATAATTATAATAGGTGGAGGTATATCTGGTATTTATACAATGTACAACTTAAAAAAAAAATATCCACATTTAAACGTGTTATTATTAGAAAAAGATAATAGGTTTGGAGGAAGAATATATACATATCGTAAAAAATATAATAATAAAAATTATAATATGGATTTGGGTGCTGGTAGAATAGGATTCCATCATATTTTTATGAATAAATTAGTGAAAGAATTAAAATTAGATAAATATATAGTTCCAATAAAAAATACAGAAAATTATATAGAATACAATAAGGAAAAAAATATATCAGAAAACAAATCTAATTTGAAAAAGAAATACAATAAAATTTTGTACAATTTTTTAAATAGTCCAAAAATAAAAATTATATCAAATATAATATTAAAAAAATTTTATTTCGGTGATATATTGAAAAAATTTTTTAATAATAAGGAATACAAAATAATAGAAAATACTTTTGAATACAAAAATAAATTAAATAATTTAAATGGTTATAACGCAATTAAATATTTTACAAATGATTATAATCATTTATCTAAATTTTACATATTAAGTATAGGATATGATTCAATAATATATAAAATGATTGAAATTATAAAGAAAAATAAAAATTATAAAATTAAAAAAAATAGTTATGTACAAAATATAATTTATGATGAAAATAAAAACGAATATGTCATAAATTATAATAATACAAGTATAAGTTGTAAATATATTATTTGTGCTTTACCTAGGATGGATTTAATAAAATTCAATATATTAAAAAAATATGATTATTTATTGAATACTATTAATGAAATAAGTAAAGTAAGAATATTTCAAATTTATGAAAAAGATGAAATAAATAATAAAATATGGTTTGAAAATATAGATAAAACATCTACAAATGAAGAATTACAATTTGTTATACCGATAAATAGTAATAATGGGCTTATAATGTCATCATATAATGAAAATATATCTACAAAAAAAAATTATTGGTATGAATTGTACAAAAATAATAAATATTTATTTGAAAATACATTACAAAATAAATTAAGTAATTTATTTAATACATATGTTCCTAAAAGTAAATATACTAAAATATATTATTGGTTTATGGGAATAGCATGTTGGAAAAAAGAGGTAGATAGTTCTATAGTATCAGAAAAAATATTAAATTTAATGCATAATTTTTATATATGCGGAGAAAATTTTTCAGAGTATCAAGCTTGGTGCGAAGGAGCGTTAGAAACATCTGAAAAAATATTATGTAAATTATATTGTGATTTACAAAAAACAAACAAAAATAAAACAAACAAAAATAAAACAAAAAAAAATAAACCAAAAAAAAAATATTAATATAATATATATATGAAAGAAATTATATTTAAATTTGAAAAAAGTAAAATAAAAGGTAAAAAATACACAGCATATATGAGAGATAAAAAAACTAAAAAAACAAGAAAAATTCACTTTGGTGCAAGTGATTACCCACAATATAAAGATAGAACACCATTAAAATTATATGCATATAAAAATCATAATACAAGAAAGCGTATGCAAAATTATTTTTCTAGGCATTCAGGAACAAAAAAAAGAGGCCAAGCAATTAAGTTAGAAAAAAAGAAATCCAGTGGATATTATAATGCAAAAATTTTAAGTCATATTTATTTATGGTAAATATAACGATAAAAATATAATGATATAACATATTAACAATTAGAATGCGCATAGTAACAACAATAACCTGCACGCGAGCAATCAGTACTATGACCCCAATCTCTCGAAAGGGGCGATCAACCATATCGATCCAGCGCTGCTCACGTACGATTTAGAAAACCCTGCTGTACTGGTATCATATAAGGAGTATAACGAACTATTTTTTAAATTATCAAAATTTTTCAAATAATACATAGTTGTATATTTGTCAATATACATAAATGCAAAACTAGAAAATATTATTATTACTAACAATTTTATTTCATCAAAAAACATGTATTATTATTTAAATAATACATAAATAATATTTAAATAATATTTATGTATTAATATGTAATGATGAATCCAATTTATGAATATCTAGTGAATGGCGCAGGAGTTAAACTTTCTATCAAAACACTTTCAAAACGACTTAATATAAATAAAAGAAAAGTTATTTTTTATTGTTATCAAGATCAACGAATTAGAAAGGTAAAGGGTTTTGAAGTTGGTACCGGAAAGAGAGAACTTAACATTTTCACTGTAGATCAATAATTATATTATTGCGCCCATAACAACCCACAATTAAATTATTTCTTCTATTAAACATTTTTTTTTTACTTTTTTTGATGGTTTTACAACATCAACCCATAAATTATTGTCATTTGTTTTAATATATTCAATATATTTATGATTGTCTGTTCTAATTATTTTATAATTTTTTTGATTATAAAATGTTTTGCGTTTAGTAAATTGATTTATAAAACAATCATGTTGATCTATTATATCAATAATTAAAGGATTACTATGTTTTTCTCTCAAAATTCTTCCAACTGATTGAATTATATCTGATTTTGGAGTTGCTAATATTAATGTTGTTAAAGAAGGAATATCTAATCCTTCAGCTGCCATAGCATATGTAGCCACAATTAATTGTTTACTTTCACTTATTTTTAAATCTTTTTCTTTCATACCACCAACATAATATCCCACACTTGTTATATTTTTTGATTCTATTGCTTTGAATATATAATTCAGTAAATTTTTTTGATGCCCTAATAATATAATTTGTTGTTCTTTATTTATTTTCAATTCATTTTCTATTACATTTATTATAAAATCTGATCTATAATTTAATTTTGATACTTTACTCAACATTGTTGTATATTTTACATTTCCTCTAAAATCTCTTTCTTCTTTATTATATTCATCGTCATCTATTACTATATAATCTATAGCTTTTATTAATACATTATCTTCCTCTAATTTTTTTTTTTCTTTATTACATATGTCTCCTAAATACATCTTAAAAACTGGCGTTAAACCATCTTTTCGAGTCATAGTAGCACTTACACCTAAAGAATATAATGTAGTACATTTTTTTAAACAGTTTGAAAATGTTTGAGATGAAATATGATGACACTCGTCTATTAAACTAAAACCAAAATCTTGAAACATATTATCTGGATAGGATTTCATTGATACCGATTGTATCATTGCTATTACGATGTCTTTATCTTCTATATCTATTACTTCACCTTGTATTGTTCCTATCTTTGCGTCAGGCAAAAATTGTTTTATTCTTTCTATCCATTGATTTTTAAGAAATGTTTTATGAACGAAAATTATTGTTTTCTTTTTTAATACTTCAATTATTTTTAAGCAGATAATAGTTTTGCCACCACCAGCATATAGCTCTATTAAAGCGCTACCTTCACAATTTTCTTCTTCTTTAGTTTCAAATTTAATTGATTTTAAATACGAATTCATTACAGTTACCTGATAATCTCTTAATTGTCCATTAAATTTTAAATTTATAGATTTCCCAACACCTATTTTTATAATTTTAGGATAACCATAAATTTTAATACCCCAAAATCTTGGAACATATATTTTGTTTTCTGATTCTAAATATATATAAAAACGCTCATCGTTATTGTTATTGTTATTATTAGACAAATAATTATAAGGTTTTACAATTAAATCTTTTTTTATTTTTAGCAAATCATTTTTATTTAAGTTTTTTTTATATAGAGTATAACCTTTTGAACCTAAATAATTAGATTTATCATATTCAGTCATTTATTAATATTAATAACTCTTAAATATTTTTTTCAATTTTTAAAAAATATATTTATATTCTATATTCTATATAATATGAATAATATATTGAAAAATATTTATAATATTAGTAATTATGAAATATTGGTTGTTTTAATTATGTTAGTTTACTTATTTTCAGATATTTTTGATGATGATTTAGATAATATAAAATTTAATATGTTTACATATTTAATATTTATTAGTGTATTTTTTATATCTTTATTTTATTTTAACCCACTTGTTACATTAGTATTCATATTTGTTATATTAAAATTAATATATACTAATTATAGCAATTATAAAAGTTTTAATTTATTTAATGATATGATTGAAAAAACATCTAAAAATATTAATAAAAATATGGTAAATAATAATAATAATAATAATAAAAATGAAAATAACAATAATAAAATTACAAATACTAATAATAAAACTAGTTTAGAAGAATCAATTATTAATTCTAAAGATAAAGAATTCAATAATAATTTATTAAGTAATATAGAAGGTATTGTTAAAAATTCATATTCATCTATATAATTTTATACTTCTACCCTAGTTCTTTCAACCCTAGTTCTTTCAACTATTTTATTTGCTATTTTATTGAAAACATTTTTACCAACAAAATATAATATTAATATTAATATTAATCCTACCATAAACCCAATACCTTTTGATGCACCAGTGTCACCATTTAATAATGTTGAAATATCTGTTATTTTACCCATTTCTTTAGCCAAATTTGCTATAAAATTACCATCTTTATCAACTGTAAAATCTTGTATTATATTACCAGCTTCATCGACCGGATTACATGTTATAAAGATTTTATCACTTATACTTGAAGAGTCTCCCATATATTATATATTATATATAATATATTTATATATAAAAATTGTTTTCAAATGTTAATATATATATATATATTTGAAAATGACTAGTATTATCTATACTAATAATGCTCCCGGGGCGGTGGAGGTGGTGGCGGCGGCGGCGGCAGTGGCGGTGGCAGAAGCGGCGGTGGCAGAAGCGGCGGTGGCAGAAGCGGCGGAGGCGGAGGTGGCAGCGGCACTCTTGTCGGCAGAGGCGGAAGCAGTGGAGGCGGATACCAACCCCAGCGCGGAAGACATCCCATCTACCGAAATTAATAAAGAATTAAGAAATTTTTATCAACATCATCATAATAATATAATTGTAAATCATATACAAAATGGTTTTACAAATTATGTAGATATAAAAAAACAAAAAATTAGAAATATTATAAAACTTATATATATTGTATTTCAAGTATCAAAAAAAAAAAAAGAAAATGCAGCTAAAGATAAACCTAACGAATTTCACCCAAATGGTTCAAGAGCGGATGAATTCACATTACCGATGTATAGTAATGATACTACAGTTGTCTCCCTGATACTAAGTATATTACCATTATTAATTCAAAATAAACAAGAACAAATTAATCTTAATACACCAGCAAATCCTACTGACCATGAAGAAAAATATATAAAAGAATTAGAAGAAGAATTAACAAAAATAATACAAAATCCTGCATCATTTAGAGATGACAATATACATAAGTTAATATATAAATTATATTTTGACAATATGATAAATATAGCTAGTTCATTTGATATAAGATATGAAAATATTTCTAAAAATTTTAAAGATAAATTTACAGATTTATACAACGAAGCTAAAAATAATGCAGAACAAAAAGATAAAACATATGACAAAGAATATTATGTTAAAGAATTAAATAAATTAATGCTTTATTTAAATAATAAACTTAAAGATTTACTATCAAATTTACAGACATTTAAACACAAAAGAGCAATTGAAAGTTTACCTGTCGAAGAAGCTAATAAAAGTGGTGAACATGATGTCAAAAATGAAATGTTAAATAATATTATAACAAAATTTGAAAACCAATTAAATATAAAGGACATGATTAATGCCATAGATAATACAAAATATGAGTTATATTTTGATATTGCTAAAAGTAATAAATCAAAATTACATGGATATATTTATATTGCGATCGAATCTATAAATGATACAAATAATTATGAAATCACAATGAACAAAGTTAGACAACATGTTGCTCTCGGTGAGGAGGCGGAGGCGGCGGCGGCGGCGGCGGCGGCGGCGGCGGCCAAGGAGGCGAACAAGCCCTCGGTGAAGAGCCAAGCGGAATACGATCAGGAGCAGAGGGTGGACGCCGCGATTGACGCGAAGGCGGAGGCGGAGGCGGCCCCAGCCGCGGCGGCGGCGGTGATGGCATCGATGGCGGCGCGAGTGGTCGCCGATGCTATGGCAGAGGAGGAGGAGGCGGAGGCGGAGACCACCAAGGAGGAGAAGGTGGCGAAGGAGGAGGTAGAGGTGACCAATGCGGCGCAGGTGGCGTTGGCAGCGGCAGCGGCGAAGGCGGCGGCGGAGGCGGCGGAGAAGGTGGCATTGGTCGGCAAGACAGGTGTCCCGACGAGCCCGCAGACGAGTTGGGTCATGGGTGGCGGGGCGCCGGAGGCGGATGAGTCGGGTGAAGCTAAATACAATGAAGTTGTTAAAAAAATAATAGTAAAGTTAAGTAAAAATTACATTGCTAACAAAATTGTTGATAAAAAGCTTATAACTCCATATCCGGATAATACCATAGCATATATCAATGGGCCTGCTCCTCCTCAGGGCAACGATATGTCGCAGAGCGAACGTGATAAGGTGGTGTGGGCGGAGGAGGCGATGGCGAGGGAGGAGAGAAAGAATGCTGATGACCGTGAGAAGGCGGTGGCGGCGGCAATAAACGATACAGTATATATTGAAAATATTCTTTATAATTTAACAAAATTTTTTTTTATTTATAAAAATTTTTTAAGTAATATTAGTAAACGAACAGATCTAACATTTATACATAATACACTATATGATTTGTTTTTAAGAAATGATAATTTAACACAACTACTTATTAATATTATAAAAAATTTTGATTTATCTGAATTTTTTATGTATGAAATTCTTTTTGAATATAGTATTAATAATGGCTATGATAAATTTAATATATTAGATACATTACCAAGATTAGAAGATTTGAAAAAATTAGAGGCATCTACTCCGCCGCCATCTCCTCCTCCCTCTCCGCCGCCCGAAGAACACCAATATGGTCATCATAACGAAGTGGCTTTTGTATCCAACAAGCTAATATGCCTAACAGCTGAGTATAAAACTACAGATATACCAAATTTAAAAAAATGGTTAATCCATGTTATGATATATCTTTTATTCATGTTAAAACATAATGAAATAACACAGGATAATGCATATAATACACTTAATGAAGCAGACAAAATAATAAAAGAATTATTCACAGACTCCGCGCCCTATGCCACCACTCCCGTCACCGCATCCTCTGTCCTGCCCGCGTAGCCGCACACGGACCTGCCGCAGCATATGGAATACATCCGCGATATGGACATCGAGGCGCTCACCGCAGAGTTAGATCGCCACAAATCAGAGCGCGATCGTGTCCTCAACAGCGGCGGCGAAGATGGCAATGAGGTAGACGCTTCGCACTGCACCACACGTGGTCCGTTAATTAGCAAAAGAATCGATGAGTTAAAAAGAATACACTAACCGATCGCTGCGACCAGGTAAATATAATTTTTTTTTTAAAAATATAATTAATATTATATAAAAATATGAATATAATATTAATACAAAAAAAAATTATAATTTAGGACGTTGGTCATAGTCATGTATATAAGGTTTAGGTATAAAAACGTTATGTTGTCTATCAAAAAAGTCAATATTATCTAAATATTTAAGTTCGGGTTGAACAGGTTTATTAGGTTGTACAAAATTATTAGATCCAATACCTAACATAGATGATTCAATATCAATATAATTATTAGAAAGAGCTTCTCTGCTAATATGAGATGGATAAGGGCCAATATTTGGTAATAATTCGCGTGGCGGTCTATTATCTTTATCAATTAAAAGTTGATAATGGTGATCTTTAGATTTTTGTTGTAAATTATAATCATTTATAGAATTGTAGTTTCTAGTGGAAGCCATAATAATATAATAAATATATATATAATTAAATAAGATTTATTAATTTATTAAAAATAATATTTTTGTTAATAGAATCATTATTAAAATGATAAATAATATATTTGTGAAATATCCATAAATAATCAAAATTAAATAATAATTGAAATGAAGTATAATATGTAGAATTATTAGAAATATCTTTGAGCAAAGTATGGTAATCAAAATTGTTATAAGATGAATCGATAATATCATTAGATATATTAAAAGTATTATTAGATATATCAATAAAATTACAAGAATTATCTAAAGAGTTAAAAGAATTATCTAAAGAATTTAATAAATTTAATGAATCGATAAAACTTTTGTTATTAATATACAATTTATGAACAATAATTAAAATAGAAAGATTATTTTTTAGTAAATTAAATAAATCGAAAGTTTTAGAATTAATAATATTATCATCCCATTGTTTTAAATTAAAAATTTGTAAAAATTGAATATTATATAATAAAGTAGCATCATCATTATTTTCAAACAAGTTATACGTGGATAAGAAACTAGTATTAATCATATAAAATAAATAGTAATTAATATTTAAATTATTATGATTATAATTGAAATATTAATAAATGAAATAAGAAATAGAATTAATTTTTGTATTGATTATAATGATTGGATCTAGCAAAATCTCTGCTAAATTCACCACCTCTAACCCATCCATTTCTAGCATTTTCTTCGATTAAATTATCGGGATTTTGTATATTTTCCTTCAACGATTCAATCATGGGGTAGGCATTATGTTGCATATTAGATTTTTCAGACATTTCATTGATAGTTTTTCTATTAGATATATTTTCTCCAGTTTTTAATTCTAGTTCAATATCAGAATCACCGATACCTTTGCCTAAATATGGAATAGTTAAATACGGTCTTTGATTAAGAACAATTTTTTCATCAGGTCTGGTTATAGTAGTTAATTTTAATTTGTTATTTTGTTCAATAAGAGAACCGTTAAGACCACCTTCAGAATAACCATTTTTAAAAAAAACATTCGGTTGTTTTAAAGCAAAAGAAACGGAGTTTTGATAATTAGACGTGTCATTGTAAGATGTTAATCTATAATCAATATTATTTTTATTTTGTATATTTCTTTCATCTAAATAATTATTATCATTATTGATTCTAGCTAAATTGTCAAATGTATATGAATTTGAAGATAAACTAGACATTATATATGTTATATAAATAATTAATATAAAAAAAATTAAAATAAAGAAAAATAAAAATAATTAAATTTTAATTTAATTGATTTTGATTAATTAAATTAAAATATAAAATATAGAATGATGGTTAATTATTGTAGTCAATATCTTTATCGTGAGCCATTTTACCATAACAAAATTTAGCAAATGCTTTTTGATTATTAGGTATTCTTGTATTAGGTGTAGTATAAAATTGTCTAGTATTACTAATAAATTCTTGTTCATTATCATAAATTTTAGAATCGATTGAATTATCGTTAAAGTTATCTCTAACAATTTGTTTAATAGACTCATGAATAATGGGTTGAACGGCTTTATTGTATGCGGGTGCTGATTCTTTTCTATTGGTGTTAGAATTTATGTCGGTTAACATAACATTCATATATGGGTTATCTTTAGTTGGATTAGTTAAATTATGTTTTATATTGTGATAATAATTTTGATCAGTAAATCCTTCTTTGATATTATTATAATTATTTTTTTTTGAAATAACTTGATTAATGAAATTTTTGTGAATAAAAACAATAATTATTAATGTGATAAAAGAAGTAATTAAAATAAAATAATTTTTTGTGATCAAATAACCGATAAAAGTTAATAATATAATTAAACGAGTAATAGAATTTAATTTTTCATTTTTATTAAAATTTTCTAAAGGCCATAAATTTAAAATATAAATTTTATCATATAAAATAGTAGGATCATTTAACCAAAATGGAATATCGTTCATTTATATATATATATTGTTTTTTTTAATAATTTAATATCTTTACAAAATCATAAACTTTATTATACCAACAACAATTATTAGTAACGTATTTGTATTGATTATTTAAAAAAATTTGATTATTATTATTATTATAACTAGTAATTAAATTAATAGTAGTTTTAACAAAATTTTGTAGATACACGGAATCAATATTGTCAACTGTAATAGGGTTAATAACGGCATTTTCAACATCATAATCAAAATTTAAAACATTAGGTATTAAAGGATCATATAATTTAGAAAACCCATTAGATGTTTCTCTTAATGCTCCTAAATCAGAGGTAATAATATTACATTTATGAGCCATGGCTTCAATAATAGAAGTACAACATGTTTCAGGGTATGTATTAGGATAAAAAAAGATCATACAATCTTTCATATGTTGAAATAGAACATTTTGTGGAACGGATCCATAAAATTCAACATTAGGATTATTAATGAGCAATTTATATAAATTGATATAATATTTGTTATAATTATCGTCGAATTTTTCTAAATCAGCTAATGTTAATGAATTATATTGAGAATTATTTTGATTATTAGAACCGGTTGAATTAATAATATCCCGTTTAAAACATGAGAATACTTTTAGCTTTATATCTGGGATGAAATTTTTAATTTCATCAAATATAAAATATGCTGGTAATAATCCACGATACGGTGAACTAATGTATATTAATTCTTTTTTTTTATTATTAATATTAATATTCAAACAGTCATTTAATATTTTTTTATCTATACCATTTTGAAATACAAATGCTTTATTGTAATCAATATTATAATATTGTATAAATCTATCTCTTTGCCATTTACTAACGAAAATATATTTATCAATATATTGATTAAGATTAGTTTTTATAATTTTATCAAATTCAGTTTTAATAAATTTAATATTAATATCATGCTGTTGCCATAATATAAGTTGTATATTTTTATGTTTATGTTTGTATTCAAAAATGATATTATTAATAATACCTTGACAAATTATTATATCAGGATTAAAATTATTTAAATTATCATAATTAAAATTTTGATATTTAAGATTTTGATTAACGTCAATATTATCAGTATTTTTAGTCATAACACATATATTATAAATATTAGACAATTCAATAGACATATAATAAATAGCAGATTGTGTTCCTCCTAAAGGAGTTTTCAGAATGGTATAATAATCCCAAAAAGACGAATCAATGAATAATATTTTTTTTTTGTTGATATGATTAGAGTTATTATTGTAATCATTGTTATCAACATTAGATAAATTTTTTATTAAATCATCATAAAAATTTTTTATAACACTTTCATTAAAAGTATCATACTTTATTATATTATTATACGGTACAATTTTAATTTTTTCACATTCTAATTTTATCATATTATATTTTTTTTTCAATTGAGCAGCAATAATGTTATCATTATCCGATTTATTATTTTTGGAAACACTTATATTATTAAAATTGTTATAACAATAAAGATGTTTATCGCTAATATTTAAAATATTATACTTATTATTATCAGATAAAGATAATTTATGAATAATGAGAAAATATAAATAATCATCATATATTTTCATATTTTCATCGTACAAAGTATCGATATCTGCTAATATTTTTTTATTCAAACATAATAGACGAAAGGGCGTAGCTAAAATATTATTAAAGTCTTTACTAATATTTGAAATATTAGATAATTCATCAAATTTAAAATTTATATTTATATTATAATCATTATTGTTATGATTAACTGTTTCTGTTTTATTTAACTTTGTATTACCTGACAATGTTAAAATATCAAAATTAGTTTTTTCATATAAATTGTTTATTTTGTGTAAACTTACAGGATATAAAAAATCATCTCCGTCTAATAATATCAAATAATCATATAAAGTTTCTTTTTTAAAAATATCTATACAAGAATTATGACCTTTACCAGGGTTACCAGTTGACTCTGTTCTAATAATTTTTTTTAATTTAGAATTATTTTGAATAAAATCATTATTAAAATAATTAATAACATTATTATAAAATATTTCATCTAAAGTGTTTATTACAATATATATATCATAATTTGAAAATAAGGTTTGGTTTAAAACAGAATTATAAGATAGTTTCAAATATTCTAATTTATTAGAACATAAAATTGTAATTAAATATTTCATAAATAATATTTTATATTATAATGTAGAATATATTTAATACATATTTTACATTATAATTTTATTATTACATTAAATTTTTGTATTTATTTTGTATTTATTTTGTATTTATTTTGTATTTATTTTGTATTTTTTTTTTTTGGATTCTTGTTTTGATTTACCTTTGTTTTACTTGGTTGTTCTTTTTGTTGTTGTGTGTTCATAATATCGTCTATAAAATTAGAATTGTTATTACTGATATTATTTATTAAATTGTCTACTGATAAATTATTACTTTCTATATTTTCCATTAAATTTTTAAGATTATTATTTATATCTTTTAAATTATTATTTTCTACATAATTAGAAAATTTATTAGAATTATTAGAATTATTAGAATTATTAGAATTATTAGAATTATTAGAATTATTAGAATTATTTTTCTTGTTATTTTCTAATTTAGTTCTCATTCGTTCTTTAGTTTTAGATTTTTTCACGTTATTATTCATCATATTTTCAAATGCATTTTTATTATATTTAGTATTTGGTGGCATAAAATCTTTTAAATTCATAGATTCCATCATTTGTTGAATATTTTCCATACCAGGCATATTATTCATATTTTTAAACAATCCAACTGCCTCTTCTAGTAAATCGCTTTCTTTAATTGAACCATCTGACATCTTATTTTCTAATTTTGAACCTATATTTTTTACAAGATTCATTAATTTATCAGGGTTTTTAAATAATTTAGAAAACAATTCATTAACATCTGTATTTTCAGATTCCAAATCAATATCTAAATCTTTTGTTGTTTCTTCGGCTAATTCTTTGGCTAAAGCGCCTATTTTTCCATTAATCAAATTATTTATATGATCGTGAATATTTTTGGGATCGGGAATATTCATTGAAGAATCATTTGTTTTATCATTAGTATCATTAGTATCATTAGTATTATTTGTATCATTAGTATCATTTATATTATCATTAGTGTCACCATTGGTATCATCATTAGTATTATCAAATTCGGTTTTTAATATATTTTCAAAATTAGAAAAAGTAGATTGTAATTTGTTTTGGAATTCTTCATTGTTAATATATTCAAACAATTTTAAACTATCACCAAAAGATTCGCTAGATTTAATATTAGTAATAATATTAAATAAAATAAGTTGTAAATATTTCCATATTGTAGATTTGATATTTGAATCATTATCAGAATTTTTATATAATTCTTTAAAATTTATGCTAGGCAAGAAATAACAATTTTTAGATTTATCATCAAATAACTCTTCCTTTTTGTACAAAATATCAAAAAAACTTTGAGGGTAAACGCTAATACAATATTTATATATATTGAATATAGATGTATAGAATTTAATATCTTCATCATCGCTTAATTCATCAATGTGTGATATATTACTAATATCAATTTTAACAATCTCTTTTGTATAATTATATATGATATATACATCATTATTATCATTTTTTAAGTAAATTAAATCATCTTCAAAACAACGAAAAATATCATTTACAAATTCTTTTAGAATTTTGGTAAATTCATTGAAATTTTCTACTTCTAAAAAATTATTATTACTCATAATATTATTAAGTTAAAAAATTAATTTTAAATTAATTTTTTAACTTAATAATAATAAATGTTTTATAGAAATGGAATTATATATTTTATAAATATGTGTAGTTCTTACAATAATTATATACATTTACCTATTGATATTCGTAGAATAATATGGAATTATTGTCATGATGTTGATAAATTAACATGTATAATTTGTGAAAAAATATTGGTCAATTTCAATATAAATATGTTAGATAAAAATAATTATATAGAAAATTACACAATAATTAATGGGCTTGCTAAATGTAATAGTTGTTACACTGATTAAATTTTTTTGGACAATATACTAAGGGTCATCGTTATTTGTACAACTATTTAATAATAAACTTATTATATTAAAAATATATATGATTAATGTTAATTTGTTTTTTAAATTTTATGTCTAATATATATATAATTAGATATAAAATGGAAGATACTGTTGTAAAAATAGCAACGGATTTACAAAATCAGAAAAACGAAACGCTTGAAATACATGCAGCTATCAAACTCGCAAAAGAAAACGCAGCAGCAACTACGATAGGGAGAGCCTATAAATTTAAAATGCGCACAGATGCAAACTATAAAAGTTTGGGTGATTACATATGCACAGATTTAGGAAGATCACTGGAATATAGAACCAAATTACCAGTTCACATAAATAAGTTATATCTATATTATTGTAAATTAGGAAGTAAATCATTTGGATACAAACTTAATAAAAAGGTTGCTTCATATGCTGTAAAACAGATTTCCAATTCCGTATTTGTTAATACTTCATTTGCATCCACCGATTTTACGGGCATCAAATTTAAGTCCTGCAAATTCATTAGTGGTATTGGTAAGTATCTTACTGGTTATTCGAAAGGTATGTATGTGCGTAAACGCAACCTTACCTCCCGACATGCAAAGGCAGATAAAACTGATGCGATTATGAATTTTGAAAAGTCCATATTAGCAAATTGTTTAATTGAAGAAAGCCGCTTTTATGGTGTTCATTTTATTGATATTAAATATGGTTCGGTGATAAATGATAACACTAACCTTGAAAACGACAAGTTTAAGAGATCAATCGAAGCAACACGTTTTTATAGGTGCGTCTTTAATTCCACTATCCACGATAGGGACTTACAAAAAGATGAGGTTATACTATCCACGATAAGGACTGGTCAAAAAACAGACGACAAATATCTAATGACTTTCAAAGAAGCACGTACTATCGACGACTGGACTAACAAGCGTAAAAAGAACCTTTTTGATATTGTTAGAGTCGAGAAAAAAGTTTCTCCTTTTCTGGTATATGAGGAGTCTAAATTTAATAACGCCACGTTTGGTAATAATACACGCCATATAAATACTTTATATTTGAATTGTGAATTTAATATGAGGTTCAATAACTACGCCATGGCTTCTAAAATTACCTTTGATAATATTGAATTTAGAAATTGTCAATTCAACAATAGTTATTTTGAGAAATGTATATTTAACCATTGCAACTTTAATATGTGTACGTTCTCAAATGTGTCGTTCTTAAATTGCAACCTTGCAGGTCGCGCATGTGTGATGCATAAGTGTGTATTTACGGGCGGGGGTGGGTTTTCTCAATGCCATTTCAGCCAATCTGGTAATCTATTGAATAAATTACAATTTGATAATGAATGTGACTTAACTGGTGTAACATTTCAACTTAATAGTATGATGGGATATGCGTTTAATGAAGACGCTATAACTATATCAGATACATCTCGTTCAAAACCTATATTAAAGATGAATAATTGTAAATTTTACAAAAATATACTATTTGGTACCAGTTTTGATTATTGCGATTTAGAAGGCTCTAGTTTTTTTGGACCAGAAGAAATTAATTGGTTTGGTCACGTACTTTTATCGGTTAATAAATCCTATATGTTGTCTATATACAACCGTCTAAGAGCTGTATCATCCAACGCCAAAAATATTGATTTCGACGAAATAGAGCTTACTGCAAAAGATGTTTCTGAAATTATCAAAAATAATACTCTATTAAAAAATATATTAAATACTAAGCCTTCGCACACTCAGCCTCCTTACGCCGCGCTCACTTACATATTAGAAGAGTCGGATTACATCCAATCAGGCTTTCCTGGTGGTTCGGATGAATTTATTAAGACATACGATATAAGCCCATGGGATTATATGCAGGCGCCCAGGCACGCCTCCGTACCACTTAATTCCACTCCCAACAATATTTTATATTTTGTGCCAGCAACATCTTTTGAGGGAGCCAATATTAAAACCTGTAATTTTCAATCTATGCAGGGGTTTGAAGGATTTGATTTTACTCAACTCGCCAAATATAAATTGTCACCCAATAACCAAGAAAAGATTAATCTAAACGCAGTCAATTTTACAGATGTAAATTTAACCAATGCCAATTTTGAAGGAGCTAATTTGATCGGGACTATTTTCCAAGTTGCAATAGTAAATAATGCTAATTTTGAAGATACTATAACCAATGAACATACTGATTTTGAAAATACAATAGGTATAGCGACAATTTTAAATGGAGACCATATCGATTTTGGTGAATTACAAAATAATGCGAACGAAACACATAGTCGGGCAAATTTAATTATCAACAATCGCAATAAATATAAAGAATATTATAGAGACTACAAAAATGAAGATAATATTGATTTTTTCTATTATAATGATATGCATATCACATATCACGCACCACTAATGAATTATGTGAATGAAAATTACACAGATGACGTATTTAACAAGGATGATGGTCCTGAACTTCTAAAAAAGTTCACCGATAAATTTGAAAATTCAAGCTATAAAATTGATAGGACGTGGTTTGAATTAACTATCATCAATTTGGTGGATGATAGACACAAAGAGGAGAGACGTACAAAGCCAATTCCTATAGTCAATCTTTTTGCTCTCAACAAGAGCATCAGTCAGATATTATCAGGATCAACCTACACGCAAAGCGCGGAGCGCAATGCACTCCAACATTTTATAACCCTCGGTATTACTAAAAGGTTAAATTGGAATAAAACACAGTTAGCAAAATTAAAGGCGGACTTAGACATCATCATAGACGAAGCATTTATGAAAATAGCAACATCTTACAAACCACCATTAAATAAGGCACCTGATGATGCTAAGGAAAATTGGTGTTGGTTAGATTTAATTATCGAGTCATTATTATTTTTATTTTCTTGTCCCGCTGTTTATATAAACAGCTTTTTTGAATTTTATTTCAACGAAGTATTTAATGCTCACGGTGTAGGTAGTAGAAGTTGTACACTGGGTATGGTAGAAAGATTAGTAACTATACATTCTCAAACTACCGAATCATTTATAATGACTATGGATGTAAAACCCACACGCAATAATGTAAAAGCAATAAGTGAATACAATGAGATTGATACAACTATAATAGACCCTCAAATAACAGTTGAATTCATAACTAATTTTAATAAGCCACAATTCAACGACAACATGCATGTTATCCTCTCCCTAAAGGATGAAATGTTAGCATTGTCAACGGAACAATTCGCTACTATTACTAAGTCTGAAAATGCGGAGGCCAGGTGGCGTGCGGCCGCGCTATACACACCGGAGAAGTACGCAGCAGAGAAAGATGTAGAAAATGCCGACAAAGAAATGGATATTCTGCAAGAAAAAATATATACTCTTCGCGAAGAAATGAAAGGGGCAGTCAAAGAAAGCAAACTATCAACCAAACTGGATAAATACAAACTTAATAAATTCTTGAATTTATTAAAACCCAACTCTACTTTACCAGAAAATGCTGAAGACGATATGGGTATTAATTTGGATTTTGATATTAAAGCGGAATGGAGAGACGAGTTTATGGTGCCTGCAAAGGTAAAAGTAGATAATGGAGAAATTGAAACATTAGATGAATTGGCCAAATATTATCTTATTTGGATGACCAATAAGATATTGATATCTAATAATATTACAGATGAGTTAATTGAAACTATTAAGAAAAGGGGTGGTAATCAAACCAAATTATTAGTTACTAAATTGAAGGAACTAGATACATTTTTAAAAACAAATGAAATACCACAGTTCAAAGAAGCAGTTATAATGATGACATCGGCTAAAGTTACAAAAGAAGAGTTAGTTGAATATTTTGAGGGCGGTAGCAAATCTTTCTTCGGTGGCATTCGCCATAGATCAGCTCCTACTGATACACGCAAAAAAAACATCAAAACCACTCGTAGCAAACTAAGTAATAAAACTATGTCTATCCGCATTAGCACCGCCCAAATTGATAAAATAGATACATCAATAGTAAAAGCATTTGTAAAACTACCAAAAGATAAAATATCTACCGCATTCAATAAAGCATTCGTACAGACACCAGCGTATATTCCTCGCAATATGACTATAGAATACCCAGCATATAGAAAGATATTGAAAAAGAGGGTTTTAAAAATAAAAGGGATTAGTAAAATATTAGCAACCAATAAAGACGTTGTTAATAATTACATTGAAAAATTAAAAAAATCTAAACAGGATAAAGACATAACCATGAATCTATCAAATGCGAGCGGTGGGTCAAGGAAACAATTCACCAAAAAACAAAATCGTTCAAGTATAAAGTGGAGGTGTAGAACGTCGCATACATCATTAAAAAAGGCTACATTAAAACGACGCAAAAAATATTCTTCAAAAAGAAAGTGAAAATTCTAACTTAAAATTAAATACAGTATATTCTATTAATAATGTATTTAATCACGTTATATTGTGTGTGTTTATTCTTTTGTCTGATGTGTTAATTTAGGACGTAATAACTCATAAACCACTATTATTTTGAAATTAATGAATATAAATAACATTAGGAAAATTAGGCCAAGATGAATATAATTCGGCTTTTGATGTAGGTTTATCTAATTTTAATAATTTATCAAGCGCTTCTAGTCTTTTTTCTTTGGGTGTTTGATTAGGATTAGTTTTTTGTATCTGTCTAGATATATATTTCCATCTCCATTCACATTGTAAAGCTGCATTCCATGATGGACAATTTTCTATATAACATATATATTTCCAAGATTCTCCTTTATTAACCTCCCTTGAGGTTGCCATTGCGCCGCCTTTTATTTCACAATTATGTTGTCTAATTCTTTTATTTAAATCAACAGTAGCTCCTATATATGTTCTACCATTGGTGGCTTCTATAAAATATACAAAAAAACTCATATAATATTATTTCTAATAATAATATAATATTATATTTAAATATAATATTATATTATTATTATTAGAAATATGAAAACACTTTTAAGAGTATTAGCCATAACTCAAACAGCCGTATGCGGGGTAATTATTGGAAATACCATTCATATTATGATGTATCCAATATGTAGAGTCTCGAAAAAAAATATTGAATAAAAAAATATATATTATATAATGAATTTACATGTTATTGTTAGTGTTAATCGTGAAATTGCTGCTACTTTATTATATCCATAACCACCATTCATTATATAGTCGCTTCTGAAGTTATTAGTCTATTTGGTATTGTAAATGTTTTTGTCTTGATATCTTTTTTTTCAAATTGATGATAGACATGTCCGTATTTTTCATCATTTGAACTATATATATATCTCGTGTTAGGTTGTGAATTATTTGTAGATTTCTTAATCTTTTCATAAATTATTCTAAATTCGTTTTGAGTTGGCATAAAATCCACAGATGGATCCATTTATATATTATATGGATCAATTTTTTAAATGTATTGATTTTAATATATAATAAATACAAAATTTATAAAAAAATAATATAAGCAGATATTGCATAAATGTATTGTCCAAAACTTTCTTATTGTTTTCTAGATAGTTTTAATAAAACTAACAATTTATATTATCAATCTGAAATATGTACGAATTTATTTTTTATAGTATATTTCTAACGGTGTAAAAACTTGTACAATACACATGTTCTCTCTGATCGCTCTTATTTGTACAATAAATTATTTATAATAATATTATTATAAATAATTTAAATTTATAAATTTGATATAATACAAAATATTTTATAAATAAGATAATGAAAATATTAAATTTCAATAATGTAAAATTTATATTAGGTCAAAATGCTCAAGAAAATTGGGACATGTTAGATGATGCAAAAAAAGAAAACGAATATTATATATGGTTTCATTTAAATAATTTTCCATCTGGATATGTAATTATGTATTCAACATTATCAGATATATCAAATAATGTTAATGAATATTTATTATTTGCAAGTAATTTATGTAAAAACAATACAAAATATCGCAATTTTAATAATCTTAAAATTTGTTACACTTCTCTTTCTAAATTAAACAAAACAAAAAATATAGGCGAAATTATAGTAAAGGGTAAAAAAAAAATTATAAAACTTTAATATCATAATTTTTTTTCAATATCTTTGTGGTTATTTTTTATTTTTTCTAAAAAAGTTTCTTTGTTTCTAATATGCTTATTTGAATAAATATTGTCATTATTTTCATATTTAGATTTTTTTTTGCGTTCTCTATTATAATTATATTGTAATTTGTTTGGCATTTTTATTAAAACAAAATAATATAATTATTAAAATTTTTTTATTCCAGTTTTTATAAAGTGCTCCTTTGTTCTTCTCTTTCTTTTATATTGGTATCATTAACTTTATCAGGAACATATTCATCATCCGGTGTATTTATCTTTTCAACAAAATTTATATCAGCATAGTTATACATTTGTCTCGTTCCACCCGAACCTTTAGTTGATAAATCATCCGATGATTGATCTAAAAAACTATAATTATCAGATGTTATATTAGAAGATGAATTATAAGAATCTAATATAAATGCACTAGGTTCTTCTTGGTTAAAAGTATTTTTATTATTATTTTCTACAATAGAAAGTTTGAAATGTTCAAGTATATCTGTTCCTAATACACTTCTAAAATTATCTTTTAATAATAATAACGTTGGTACAGACGAAATATTATTAGGTAACAGAATTTCTTCATTATTTTCAGTGACAATATAAGTTTTAGAATTTTTAACTATACGTTTATCTATACATAAAAAATGTATTTTTTCTAATAAATTAGATTTAGTTAAAATTGATAATAAATTTCTACAATGATCACAATAATTACTATAATATAATATAGAACTCATTTGATATATTAAAACAATGAAAATAAATCATAAAATTTAACATAATTAACATATTTAAATTTATAAAAAAATTGAAATTATTATTAAATATATTAAAATATTTAAAATTTATTTATAAGTATCTATTAATAACTATGTCTATTAATGTTACCAATTTACAGGAAAAAAATAATATTTTAACATTTACAATTTCAAATATTAATGTTTGTTATGCTAATTCTATTAGAAGAATTATATTGTCACATATTCCATGTGTAGTATTCAAATGTAATCATGAAGACAATAAATTAGATATTATAAAAAATACATCTAGATTTAATAATGAAATTATTAAACAGCGATTAGGGTGTATTCCTATTTTTATGAATGCATTTGATAATGAATTAAATATTGATGATTATATAGTTGAATTAGATGTTACTAATACAACTAATAATATTATTTATGTAACATCTAAAGAATTTAAAATTAAAAATGTAAAAAATGAAAAATATTTATCGGATGATGTTATGTATAAAATATTTCCTCCTGATATTATATCCGGTGATTATATTGATATTATTAGATTAAGGCCTTTATTAGGCGAAAAAACAGGTGAAAGTATAAAATTAACCGCTAAATTAAGTATAGATAAAGCTGTAAATGATGGTATGTACAATGTTGTATCAACATGTAGTTATGGTAATACTGTAGATCCTATAGCGGCAGATGAAGAGTGGAAAAATAGAGAACAAAATTTAAAATCTTATTCTAACAAAGAAATTCAAAAAATAAAGAAAGATTTTTATGTTTTAAATGCAAAAAGATTTTATAAAAAAAATAGTTTTGATTATATAATAGAAACCCTAGGAATTTATAATAATTTTGAAATTGTAAAATATGCTTGTTCTATTTTAATTGATAAATTATTAAAGTTTGATGAAAGATTCAAATCAAATGATGATTACATTAAAGAATCAGAAATATTATCAGAAAATTCATATGATTTGATTTTAGAAAATGAAGATTATACAATTGGTAAAATAATTGAATATAATTTATATAAAAAATATTTTGATAAAGAAATCATTACGTATATTGGATTTCTTAAAAAACATCCACATGATGATTATAGTATTATTAGAGTAGTTTTCAAAGATATTATTAAAAATCAAGAGATTATTAATCTTGTTAGTGAATCAATAAATGATGCAATATTAATGATAAATGAAATCAAAGATAAATTTAAAGAATAAATAAATAAAAGAATAAAAAAAAATATTTATAAATTTTTTTTTAAAAATATTTTTGTTTACATTCTTATCGATTTTTAAGATTTTCTAGATTTTCTAGATTTTTTCGTTTTTTTCAAGTGTTTTGATTTTTTTGATTTTCTAACTTTTTTAATCGATTTTTTTGATTTTCTAGCTTTTTTAATCGATTTTTTTGATTTTTTTGATTTTTTAGATTTTTTAGATTTTTTAGATTTTCTAAATTTTTTAATTGATTTTTTTCTTTTGCGGCCACCCCCCCTCACCTCGCCCACCGCCAGATCCTTATGGCAAGCGACCCTGCACGTATTAGACTTCCCGTCAAGCATCACTCTCACCTCCACTCCCTCCGCCGCCGGCACCCTCGCCGCTGCGGACGCCGTCGCCGCCGCCGCCGCGGGGATGGGTGGTAGCGGCCGCTGCGAGGAAGGAGGCGGAGGCAGCTGCGGCAGCGGCGGCGACCCACTCGCTAGAGGCTCCTTCCGCACCGCCGCCGACAGCGCCGCCGACTTCGGCACCGCCTGCGCACCCTGTGCCGCCGCTGAGTGCATCGAGGACGAGCCTGGCGCATCGGCCTCCTCTGTCTCAGCCCTCGTCCTCTCCGCTGCAGGCGCTTCCGTCTCTGCAGCATCCACTGGCACTGTCACTGGCACCGCCGCCGCCCCTGCCGCCCCCTCCGCCGCTTCCGCCACCTCCTCCTTGGGCTTCTCCGCCTCGGCCGCCTTGGCCGCCGCCTCCTCCGCCTCCGCCTCCGCCTCCGCCCCCGCCTCCGCCCCCGCCGCCTCCTCCGCCGCCAGCCCGGGTTCACTCTCGGCACCGGCAGAGCCGGGTGGGAGGGGCGGAGGGGCGGCACGTGCGAGC